GTCATCAAAAAAGAATTCAGTTGTTGTATCAGTACCAACTTTAAAACCTGAAGAGAAAAGAACTCCACCAGTTGATGCAAGATAACCATCCTCTGGGTGTAACAATGCATTATTAAATGCTATGTTATAAGATTTAGTTGTACCTAACGTTGGTACAAAGTCTTTAGATAATTTAACAGTTGTTGTGTTATTTAATATTGCAGTATCAGCTTCGTCAATTAATTTAGAAACTGCTGATGCTCTGTATTGTCCATTGAAAGTTTGTAGAGTAGAAGTATTATAGTCAGTCAATACAGTTGTTACAGCAGTTACTAATTCGGAAGCTAATTTTGTTGTTGCGCTTGCATTATAAACAATACTAGAAGTCAATCTTAATTTTGTAGTTTCTGGGTCAACAATAACTGGCGATATAGATGCAACAGTAAATTTAGATAAGTCAGAAACTAATTGTGTTTTTTGTGATGTAGTTAAGTTTGCACCTGTTGTTGATTTAACAGATATAAAAACTTTACCATACTCTGGTGTTGATGTTACACCAGTTGATGAATTGTAAGAACCTTGTTCTCCACCAAATACATTTACTGCTTGAGTTTGTGGAAATAATTTTCTAACAAAAACTTCATAGTCACCTGTGGTTACACATCTACCTTGCGATGCATAATCTAAAGGTGCATTTAATTTTATTGATTGAATACTTTCTGGTTCACTACCACCTGTTGCTCTTTCAACTGTTGTTAAAGTAATATCAGTTACACCATCAATAGATGCTGGTGGCGTAAATACAAAAGCACCATTGGCTTCTGTTTTATTTGTAACAACGTATTGTAAGATAACAATATTTCCATCATCCACAGCTTTAGATACAACACTATCACCAAAGTAAACTTCGTGTCTTCCGTTTTCTATTTCTTGTAAATAATAAACTGTACTTGTTTTTTCTAGTTGTGTAATATCAGTTGCTTTTGTATAAGTCACAGTTGTTGAGTCAGAAGCAGAGTTTTGTACTTTAACTGTAAGTGTAGAAGTGTCTGCTCTGTTATCTCTTAAAATAAATCTTTGTTCTAGATCAGATGTATCAACTGTATATCTTGTTGTAACGTAAGTACCTTCATAAACTTTTTGAGCATCAAAGTTAACAGAGTTACCAAACTTGGTACCTGTAATATCAGCGATAGTAACAAACTGATAGTTAACACCATCAAGTGTAGTAGTAAATGCTGTACCTGCTGGCATAGTTTTTGTATTTGAATCTGTTTTAAGTGAAATGTTTATTGTAGCAAAAGGAGCTCTTGCTGATGTAATTTCATATCCTAATGTTTTTGCATGTGATACAGCTGATGATCTTAGAGATGATGTATCTAAAAACATTTCGTTTGCTAACATATTAGCATTGAAACCTAGATAGTGTGTGTTGTATGAAAGAGAGTCAAGTAATATATCAAAACCAGAACCATCAAAGTCATAGTCTGTAAATTCTTTTTGTGCTTTTAAATATATTTTTAAATTTTCTTTTATCTGGTCAAAGTCTAATTCTGTAACTCTTAAATTTTTTTTATTTGTTGTAGTAGCCATTATCGTATTCTCTCTAACATTAGTGACATATCAACTAATTCTGTTGGTGCGTTAACTACAAAAAATTCTATGGATACTTCATAAGCATTCTTATCAAACTGAGGTATTGCTCTAACAGTTTGTAATCTTGCTCTTGGTTCAAAGTTAACAATCACATCTTCTATTTTTCTTGCAAGAATATTTGAAACCACTGGTGTCATGTTTTCAAATAACATATCTCTCACACCAGAGTGTATCTCTGGGTGAAAAGGTTTCTCATGTTCGTTTAGTAGTACGAGATTTCTTATAGATCGTTTGACTGCTTGTATATCTTCGACCTTATTGACATCTGAGTTTGTTCCTTTTTTCTTAAAGAACAAGTCTAAGTCTCTGTAAATCCTACTTGATTTATCAGATAAATTTGATGCTTGTGCGTCTGCACCTGCTCTGCCTGGTCTTGATGCCATTAAAAACTCCTACTATTATATTATTTATACAAAAGTTAAGAGATTAATCACCAATGATTACTGATTTAGAAGCAGTTTCTATTTTGTTTGAACCATCAGAACCTGAGATTCCAGCAGGGTCATCGCCGGTATCAACTGTATCGTCTAGACGAGCTGCACCTTTAGTTCCGTTATTAAGATTGATTGTTTTTGCGTCCATTGTCGCATCGCCGGTTACGTTTTGATCGTATGTTCCTTTAATATTTTCCACAACATTACCATCTACTTGTATATTCCAATTACCTTTAACGTAAGTATTACAGTTAGAATCTATTGTAAGATTAACATCACCTTTAACATTTACAAAATCACTACCTGCGATTACTTCATAGTTGTCGCCAGTTATTCTAGTTACTTTATTTCCTTTGTGGTCTATCTCATAAAAGGTACCAGACTCACCATGTATCTCATGAATTCTAGAAGCACCATCTGTATCATCATATTCTTTTATGTTTTTACCATAAGTTTCTCTTACATTATTATTAGGATAAACAGCTGCATAAGTTGATGCTGGTTCATCCCATTTACCATCTGCTTCTATATACATTCCACCAATACTTTTTTCTTCATTTGCGATTGGTACTTCTTTCGTTCTTGCATCTTCTTTAGTTTGTAGAATACTATGCTGTAAACCTTCATCATTTCTTGCAAGTCTATTGATATCACTCTCAATAAATTGTGTCTCGGTGGTCATATTGAAGTCGTTATCTGTAAGTGGGTCTTCGAGTGTACCGTGACCAGACCATTTTTTTCTTTGTGGATTTATTTCACTAGGGTCAGAGAAACCTAAATTTTTATTTGGAGCAGCACCAGGTTTACCTCTGAGTGTTCCCATAACAACAGGTTGTTGTTTTTCTTCAGCGTCTAAAAAGAATCCTACTACCCATGTGCCAGGTTTTATTGTACTAAAATCGCCAACTCCTTGCATTGAGGTATCATTTGTTGGCGCCATGACTGTTGCCCATGGCAAATATTCTAATGGAATATCAGAGAGATCATTTGTGTGGTGTCCGTATGCACGAACTTTGACTCGTCCTAATTTATCAGGGTCGTTATTGTCTTCAACAACTCCAATAAACCAAACGAATCCATCTAGACCTGAGAAATGTGTGGTGTTCATTCATATATTTAGTACACCAAAACGTAATATTTTATGCCAAGGTCTTTTACAATTTGCATTACATCGTTCAATTCTTCTTTGTCAAAGTCATGAACTAGATATTTTTGTGGTGTTTTATACAGTATTATTCTCACGTTCACGCCATTGTTTTCTTAATGTAATATAGAATTCATCATTTGTAACTAAATCTCTATACTCTTTGAAGATACGAGCAGACTTTGCTTTATCATTTGTCAATGCATCTTTGGCTTGTGGAATACGTTCAAACTTTTCATTATAGATACGACCATCTTTGTGATTTGCATATCTTCTTGCTCTTGTAAATCCCATCTCTAGAAACTTACGACACATATCCATACCTACAAAGTCTTTTTCTACTCTGTAATCTAGATACATATCAAAAATTTTCTGCGCCGATTTTTTTGCAATGGTAGGTGTTTTAAATCTCCAATGCTGACAGATATTTTCTGTATAAGGACGAACTAATAATACTCCTTGTTCGCCACGACCAATACGATATCTACGATCATTTGGTCTAAACAATGTATGCTTATAATCTAAATTGTAATCAAACTCTTTCATAACTGTGATATATATTACCTGCAACCATTAATCTCTCTTCGTCTGTTTCTATTTCTGGTACTTCGTGTTGTACGTGACCAGGAAAGATTATCAAATCACCTTTTTTCGGATAGATTGTTTTATTTGCTGTGGGAAAAACAAGAGGACTACTATTCTTTGTGTCTGTCAAGTAATAACCAAACGCATAAGTATATGGCCAATGACTATGACGTTTTGTATTCTTTCCCTTTTCATAGACTATACCCCAACATTCCCCTACGTGTAAATTTGGTTTAAACATTTTCTCTGATAGAATACTTGCATTTCTACAAGCCAATAATCCAATGTACGCAAAGCTTTCAAACTCTTCGTGCATATTCCAATCGGTCATAGAAGACTTAACGTTAGATGTAAGTATTGTACCAGATTTTTCTCTTGTGGTTAATTCTAAATCAACATGTGCATTTACAATTTGACCTGTGTGTCTTGTAATATTGTGTGATGTCATTTGTTCGTAAACGTTAGTATGCAGAAACGGATAAGTCTCTGTAACTTCTATACAATTTGGATTATTAAAGTCGGATAGTTTCATTTAAAATTCCATGTTGCCATTTCTTCTTTTGTTGTGCAATAGTGACCGAACCATTGTCCGTCAAAATCTCTATGCGTCTGTACGTGTTTGTAATAATGAACAACCTTATCGCAATAGTCATAGTAATCGAGTTTACGCTTCATCGGAATACACTCCAACATATACCCATTGGCTGTCATTAACAAAGCACAAAATACGTCAAACATTCGCCGCCGCCCATTTTACATCGGAAATAGAAGAATCGCTTTGCGCTGTGTAGGTAACACCTTCTATCACGAATTGATCTGTAAGTTTCGTTGATCTTGCGTAATCAACATGTGCGTCAACCATAGAGTGCATGTACCATGCATCATTAATATTTTGAGATTGCATATACGCATCATTTAACATTTTGTCAAGGGTATCTGGTACAACGTAAACGTCTGCTACGTGTTTTCCATCGTGTAATACAGATACCTTTGTACGTGTATATTTTTGTAAGTTGTGTTCTAATTGTGTCATAATTCTTTTCTTTGCTAGTCATCGACACTCTAGAACATTACATAAGGGCATTGTGAAGTTAGGCCCATCTAGAGCGGACACTACTATATGTGGATGCATAGTGAAATCAATAGTGCCTTTGATACCACACTTTTAACGCATCTATCCATTCGCTATGTCATTTGCTGATTCTCCTCTCATTTATATGATAATACTATCATATTCTGACAATTTTGTCAAGGCATTTAATGCCATGAAATTACTAGCATTTTAAGGGGGGTGGTGGTCTTGATAGGACTCGAACCTATGACATTCTGTTTAGAAGA